AACTTCCTTCACCATCAATTGGTTTACCTCTAGGATTTGCTCGGTTAAAGCGAGATCCGCTCCATCAGTTCCGGCGCAAGAAGCCGCTTGCAGAACATCTGTAAAGGCAATGCCCGAAATAACGGCAGAGCCTACAACGCCCTCGATAAGACGGACGCGGCCTTTGTTAATAGTCTCGGCCCCCAATACGGCGGCGGTTACATACGGCAAAGCGAGTTCGCCCGCGTATGTGTTTACTGAAGCATCGATATCGAAATCGTACTTTTTTGCAATGTTTGGATTCATCGGTGATCGTTAATAATTTGTAGCGCGCGCTCTACTGCGTTAAAAGATTCTAACCCCTTCGGCTTGCGCTGAGTCGAAAGATTTGATTTTGTGCCTTGCGGCGTGATTGCCGCTGGATTGGCGGCGGGTTGGTTTTCTAAATTCTCAAGGCGTGCGCTCAATGCTTCGAAACCGGTAGCAATTTGGCTAAGGGCTTCCGAGTACATATCCTCTCGCTCGTCTTCTTTCTCGTCTGCGATTCCATCTTTATAGCCTTCTTCTTCGGCTTCTGGGATAGTCTCTTCTGCCATAGTATCGCCGTAAACATCTACCACGAAATCGGCAATGCTCTTAGCTAGTCCCTCCTCGACATTAAAGCGAGAAACAAGGCCCGCTAGAACCTCATCGTATCCCATCAATTTCGTGTCTTCCGAGGCTTCAACTTCGACTACATCGCCATCGTCTACGGTTGCTTCCGCGATACGGTTGTTTTCGTCCACCATAATTTCTTTACCGTCATCGAGTTTATACGTTCCGGCTTCAAGTGGTACGCTCTCCCCGTCATCGGAAAGAAGCGAAACCATAGCCCCCGGATCGAATGCGTCGGCTTCGGTAGCAATCTTACGCCCGTCATCTAAGCGAATCTCCGCGTAAAACTCGCGTCGATGCTCTTTTGTTAAGGAGGAGACGGCCTCCCGGATTTGTTCTAGTACGCTCATATCTTGGGTTTTCATTTGTATATAGTTTAACTCCTTGTTTTGTTTGAGTTTTCAGCCTCCATATTTCGCTTTGATAGCACCGCAAATCTTTTCGGCGGTTTCTTTCGATCCATATTTAGCCATCTGATCGGATACGCATTCATCCCACGGGTAGGAGGCGAGGTCAATCTCTTTATCCATTGCGACGATTAACGTGGGGCCTTCATATTCTATCGCTTGCTCGTGATCCTTGCAAGGCATATAGTAATCCGTTCCCGTTAAATTGTGAACGTGAGAGCCGGAGCATCCGATAGTTTCGGCATATAAGCCCGCCTCAAATTCGGTAGCAAATAACGGCGCACCGTCAAGGAAGTCGATAGGTACAAGAGCCTCCCTAACTGCTAAGGTTACCTCTTCAAGTGTTGGGCCTTTCTGCATATGTACCAACCGATCCACGAACCATCCTTCGATTGAGAACCCGCGATAGTCTCCGGCTTTAACTTGATTCCAAACCTTATCATTGTAAACCTTTACGGATACCATCCAAGTACCTACCGGAACCTCGAAGCCATAAAGGGACGCTTTGTCTTTCTTAGCATCTTGAACTATCCAAGACTCGAAAACAGTTAGCCCGTTAACGTCTGCTTTATGCTCAATGGTATAGGCATCGGTTCGCTTCTCTTTTAGAAATAACTCCGCCGCTTGTGCAACCGTTGACTCGCTAAAGAAAACCTCGTACTCCTCCGCCTTCTCTTGATCGTATCGCATGATCGATTTGTTCGGAATAAGAGCCGGCCCAATTAGTAGGCGTTTCTCTTCGTCTACTTTGGCGAAACTTAGTTTTTCGGCTTTGTTTAAAAAGATGAAATTCTCCTCTATGGCCGGCGAGTAGACTAGGCTAATGGCCTCGACTCCGAATTGCTCGCTCTCTTCGTCTATTAACAGTTCTAATCGTCTCATTTTATAAGGTGCTTTGTATAGCTAACTCCGCGTCTAGTGCTTGGGCGTTGCTGATTTTATTGGATATCACGTAGGCTTGAACTGGGGGAACTTCGGTAGTAGTTAAATCTATCCCGGCGGTATCGGGAACTAACGCTCCGACATCGGATCCGATACTTTGTGGGGTTGGGATACTTGCGGTTCCACCTCCGCCGCCGCCGCCGCTAGATGTTCCCGCACTAAACTTAGTTTTGCTAATCTTAGCGACATTTGCCAAGCCCGCCGCCGTAGCTATACCGGCCGCGATTGCGGCTCTAATTGGGCTATCTATTGACGGCGTTAACTGCGAACGGTAAGCCGCTATTGCGCTATCGTATGTAGTTATCAAACCTTGCGCTATCGCTATCGCTTTGTTTCTATTAAACGCTTTCTTTTGCGACGCTTCAGATTCGCCCGCGAATGTCTCCGATAAGCTAGACAAAACGGATAGCGTGTCTTGAACTGCTTTAACCTTAAAGGCTTGGGTGGATCGGGTAGCCGCTAACGTCTTGGCATCGAGAACTTGTTGAGCCGTTAAATCTTCCGCATCATATTTATCGTTTATTGCCTTTAAAGCAATCCTTTGTTGTTCTTGTAGTTCTTGTTCTCCCGTATTAAATTCATCGGAAAGGGCAAACTTTGTTTCGTAGTCTGCAACTATTGCCGCTATCTCCGCCTCTCGCTTAGTCATTAACGCCGCATCTAAGGCATCGCGCCTATCGAATTCGGCTTGCTCTTCGGCGGCCGATTGTTGGCGGATAATGTTTAGCTTATTGTTTAGCGTTGTCTGCATCTCCGCCGATTCGGTTCGGATGTTTATTAACGCAACTTCGAGATCGATTAGCCTTTGCTGATCGGCTTCCGTTGACTCGCTAAGGGCCATCGTCTCTTTTTGAATCCGTACCTCTTCAGCCGCAAGGCGAGTTCGTTCGGCCATTAAGCCCTTCTCAATATCGATAGCTTTTTGCGCGGCCTCTAGTCGATCCTCTAGTGTTCGGTTCGTATCCTCTGCGACTAAGTTGTACTCCTTAATCTGAGCGCGGCCCTCGGCAAACTCTAAGGATAAACCCCTTTGATCTTTACGAAGTTGAATAGAGGCGGCGGCTAATTTAGAGGCGGCGGTAAAGGCGTTATTCATCGCCGGTACTACTTCGTTAACCACCGATACAACCCCTTCAACTCCCGCTATCAAAATGGCGGTTCCCGGTATTAACCTTACTACAGCAGATCCCAATAACTCCGCGCCTTGACTAGCTGAATCCATTGCCGCACTAAACTCACCTTGGAACACTAAAGAAATCGCTTCACCTAAGAAGCCAAGTCCATCCATAGCTTTAGTAATTTGATCCGTTACGTAGGTTGTAAACGTATCTGCAAAGTCTTTCATAGCTTGTTTCGGATCTTGAAAAACTGATATAATTGTTTCGCCCATGCTCGCGGCGAGATCCATTACAACATCGAACGTAGCACCTAGCCCGGCGGTTATTTTCTCTAACATCTCCGCGCCCCTTTGGGTTTTGGTGAATGCCGCAATTAGGCCCGTTATTCCTACGACTAATGCCCCCACCCCGGTTGCTATAATAGCCGTCTTCGTGAGTTTCAATCCGGTGATAAATTTCTTTACTCCGCTAACGGCTCCCCGAAGGCCCGAAACTAGTCCGCCCGTGAATTTATCGGCCGTCCCTTCCAAATCCTTGAAGCTATCGCCTAGATCATTGGTTTTTGATTCTACCTTATTTACATCCGTCGCGGCCTTATCTAAGCCGGTGACCTTCAAATTAACCGTTACATCTTGCGCCATTGCGGATTCCTTTTTGAATTTTTTTTAACGCCGGCTCGTTGCCTAACTCATAGAACCCGTAGAGGCGGGCTAAATCTTCATGCCCGTAAACCTCTAATTTTTGAGATACCGTTAACGCTTGAACAATGAGAAGCCCGGTATTATGTATGTATCTACTCATTCTTTAATTATTACCAATCCATCTTCGGTTGTAATAGGATTGCCGCTCTCGGTTGTAATTGCATTCGAGGTTCTGAAACTAGATATAGAAACGGTGCGAGTCATTTCTACATCTAACTCCCACTCGCAATCGCTACCCGTATCCGAATCAATAATAAGTCTAACGGTTCCCGTTTGCGATCCGCTACTTGCTACGGAAAGCGATACGGTACGCGTTCCGGTTGTCGGAGTCTTCTCTTGAGTTTGCGACGTGATTGTATTAAACTTATCCGAGCCTCTGACTATAGCCGTCCACTCTTGGAAATCTTGATCTCCTACGGTTCCCGTGCCTCCCGTTTTCCCTACTTGTACGCTCGTGGCTCGAATCGTAAAGGCGGCAAATGTGGTTTCGTCAACCATAATTGTGCGCCCTCCGCCAACGGGTTTAGCACCTATCGAAGAACTTCCGTCTGTTCGGCCGGTCATAATGAAACGATCCGTTACGGCTATATCTCCATTAGATAAATTACGAACGCGCCTTGTTGTTTGGTTAGCCGGTAGGGGTAGCCGGTTCATTAAATGCTTTGCGGTTCCTTCGGCGAGTTCGTCGTAATCGTCCACCGAAATAACACCGGGATGCCCTCCGCCGGATGGGTTGCCTCCGCCTCCCGTTAAGCCACTATCGAAACCGATGGTTGAATCGTTATTACCGCCGCCGCCGCCGCCAACTCCTCCGCCTCCTCCGGTATCGTTATCGGGCGGGTTCCAATAGCAAAGGTTATTCTGATAGGTATAGCCGTTAGACTCGCAGCATATTTGCCCCGGATCGGTTATAGTGTTACCGTTTGCATCGGCAAAGCCCATAGTTCCATCAAATAGCGGAAAGGTTGGGTAGCTAGTACACTCTCCAAAAGTCTCCCTACCGAGATCCCGAAGGAAAACGCATTGGGTTGTCTCGTGGCTTCCGGCTTGATAGTTTTTGATTTCTGTTAAACGGTATGCGCTACCCTCTATGAAGATCCGGTTATTGAATCGAAGGATACGAATATCGGAGGCGGATAGATAAAACGAGGCTTCGAATATCCTTGAATCCGGGCTATAGATTGAATTAATATACTTACGCCAATACGTATAGAAATAGCCGCCGATGCTCGTTTGAGATATTAGGCCGCTATTCATAGAAAACGGCGGAGTCGTTCCTTGCCAATATAAAGAGAGGGCCGTACTTGTAACCGGGCTTTGATTATAGGGAGAGCAAAAGGCGAGCGCAATTATAGACGTTCCCTGAATGTAGATGGTACTCGGTAAAGTAATAAGGGACTGAAGGCAAAATAGCTTCGACGGTTGGGCTACCCATTTCGTTGCCCCGTCATCGTTTAGGCTATAGAACCTTCCGGCTAGATATCCGGGTAGATCGGTATTCGGATCGCCGTAACTATTCGGAACCGGGTACACATGGAACGGTGCGAAAATCGGTTCGTTCTTTAACTCACCTTGTGAAAACTCATCTTCAATAACTTGAACATAACGGCCGAAAGTAGTTGCGCCGCTTTCTTGTATGTAGTTATTTCCTACGTCGGCCGAGGGCGCGTCCCCTAGATTGATTGTTTTGGTCTTTAGTTCTGTTGTTGGTTTAATCTTTCGCTCCTTATCATAGTCTAGCTTATCTGACCAATCGAGAGTATCCCCGGATTCTATCCAATCGTCGTAGGGTTCGATTAGTAAACGCGTTGCATTATCCGGATCCGATTCGATTACTAGATTAAACCGTTGGGCTAAATCCTTTAGGAATGACGCTTGGGATATTGGCGGCATACAGCGCGGAACTAAGCACTCAATTTCTAAAGCCTCAAGTCCCTTGAAGTAGATAAAGGAATTAACGCCGCCGCTAGATTGTAGAACTTGAATGTAGTTTGTACCGCTTCCAACGGGGCCGGTGATGTTTTGCCACCATACGCGAAGTTGAACGGCATCGCCTTGTTGTACTTCCGGGACAATTCCGGTTCCGGTTATTTGAACAATAGCCGAAGTGCTAGAAGTTAAAGGGGTAACGATATCCGGCCCCGTTTGGCCGTTAGAAGAAACCACGGAGATATGGATAGCACTTTGCGCCCAATCTACTCCTTGACCTTGAACCCAAATTGAAAAGGATACTTCTACGCTTCCCGTTTGTGGGGCTACATAACTCAATCCATTGTGCAGCGTGGACGGATCAAAAAACCCATCCGCCGCGTCTTCATCTCCAAAGTACACGGCCACCTCGTTTGATGCCCCGCTGTTTTCTGTAATGAAATTTTGATAGAGTCCCACCCTACAATCGTCCGAAGCATTACGAGCGTAACGCTCCATGTGATCGGCGAGGCTCATATAGAGAGAAGCGAAGTAAGAACCCGAAAGAAATGTAGAGGTATAGGAGAATCCCGCTACCGATAGGATGCGATCTAAAACCGCCTTGAGTTTTATGGCCGGCTTGAAGTCTCCGCCTCTGATTAGAAATTGGCCGCTTACATCGTTATCGAATAGACCGCCTTGCGCTACCTCATCGGCGTAAATAGGTTGGCCGCTTTGAATCAGTCCATGGTCAATAAAGGGAACCATAACCGTACCGGCTCCAATTGATCCGTTGGTTATATCATTCGTTACGGCTTGGCTTAGTCTTATGTTCGCCGCATTCATAACGAAGTTATAGGTAGTAACATCGGCTCCCGCTTCTTGGAATGCGTTACGCAATGTCTTAACCCCAACCGTAGAGAATAGATCTCCGGCCTCGCCTTGTACGCTTACCTCGTAAAACCGGTTCAATAGATTGACCGAGAATAGCCGAAGCGTTCCCCGGATAACATCGGATCCGTCCTCGACTATCACGGCGAACGTATTCAAAGCCGGGTTGAAGTCCCCGTCTACTAAATTGGCGTTATAGTACGCTCCAAAAAATCTATCATTCTTATCGGTAAAGGGAAGGCGAAACGTTTGCGAATAAGGGCTACTCCGTTTCATTAACTCCCCCGGCTTGGCTACCGCAAGATTCAAAGAAATAGCCGGAGCGTTTTCTAGATCTAACGTAACGAAAGGGGCGGGCGTTCCTTTTTGCTCTCTTGCTCTTAGTTCGATCATTGGAAATAGGGACGGTTAGCGTACTTCAATTTAACTTGATAAGTGATTAGCTTATCGTTCGCGTTGGTCTTAGTTACAAAAGATGAATCCGTTACTACTACCGGAATGGCCGAGGCCGGGTTACCCGAATCGTAAACAAATACAGAGGGAGAGGTTACTAGGTCTTCAATCATAGGAACGTAACGGGCATTCATCCAATCGGTAGAAAGCGTTTCGAGTTGTTCGGCGGTTACGTTGGTGACCGTTTCGCCTCTATCGCGTACGTTATAATTCCAATCTACGGTATTAGAGATATTATCCCAATTCCCGCGCCCCGATCTAAAGGTGCTACGGTCAATCTTCGATAGGCTCTTTATGCTCTTTTGGTTTAGGGTAAAGTAATCCCATGCGCCTACCTTATTTAGATAAGCCACTCTCCGAGCCGGGTACTTACTACAGTTATTTTCTATGGTAAATTGGAATACTCCTGTTACTTGATTTGTAGCCGTCGAATCATATGCGCCCCAAACGTAATAGGAGGCAACCGTACCACCGGAAAAATAACCGGATAACGTTACGTTGTCGCTTTGCTGTTCTAGGTTCAAAGGCCCCGCCCCGAAGTAGTAAACGAATTTGCCTTGCGCCGTTACTGGGAAGGAAGCCGGGCCTCCATTGTTAGAGATAAACTCTATACTTTGATCCGTTCCGATTTGAGTACCCGAAGCATCATAGCACCGCACAAATACTCTATCGATTAGCCGCGTTACTTGGGTAGCTACTTTCTCCACCGGAGAGAATGCAAGCGTATACGATTCGCCCGATCCGATATTAGTACCGCGCATTTCTAACGCCGCCAACCCGTTAGGGTTAGATCCGAGTAAAGGCGCGCCGCTCATAAATTGGTTATTTAAGTTATCGGCATCGGTAATTGATCCGGTATTTCCTACGTCGGCTTGATATTGGCCGTTGCCTCGAAGCGTGTTATTATATCCATTGACGTATGAAGCCGGTGCGTTACGAAAGGCAAAGAAGGTAGTAGCTACTTGGTTCCGATATTCTACCGGATCATCTGTTTCAGTTGCGGCAAATTCATATCCTAACTCTACTTCGAATTGTGCGGCTTGTCCATAGGTTCCGTTCCCGCTTGAAGAGTAAGGCTTGTTCGGGGTATAGTTAGAAAGCCCCACTGTTCCAATAAAGGCCGGGGTATTTACTTGGCTCGGTGTATTGGCTAGGTAATCGTTAACGATATTCGAGACATCGAAAGCGGTAGCCGTAGAATTGGCTCCGCTTGGGAAGGTCTTTAACGATGCTATAAGCGTACCGGCGGAGTCTTTAATATCTAGAATAAATCGATACTTCGGTTCGCCCGCGTTTGCGCTTTCGTAGGCTTGGATAATTACGGGTATGCGTGTTGTCTGTAGACTGCGCGTGCTTGGAATGCTTGTAAAAGAAACGGCCATTATTCGGGAGTTGTTATTGGGCTTAGAGCCTGAATGATTAAAGCCGCTAGATCTTGCCCTATGGCTAGTGCTAGTTTCGGCTCTCGCTCTTTAATAACCGCATCATAGGGCGCGGTAAAGAAGTAGCTAGGTTTTATGCCGGTAGTAAATATCTTATTGGCGATAAGTCGAACGAGCGTTTTTCGTGGGGTAAATCTACCTTGTTCGTCTCTCGTTCCTTTTATATTCTTTTGGATAACCCAACGATCAATGCCGGCGGTTAGCCCTCCCTTTCTTCCGCTACCCGTTCCAAAGCGATACGGTGAGTTAGGGGCTTTTCTACTGCTAAGAGAACCCTTAACGCCGAGATCTACAAACTTCCAATATTCGGCCCCTTTAAAAGTAAAGGCTAGAAACACGGTATCCTTTGGCTCTACTATATCTACCTCCGCCTTCATAGAATCCCGAAGCCGTCCGGTAACGTTCTTCTTGTTCCGGGCTAGTCGAATTCTAGCGCGACGGATAATCTCTTTACCCGTGGCCTTGAGTTCGTCCACGGTGTTATCCATCGGTACGGCTACCCCTCCTATGAAAATCGAATCATTCATGCGAAGGGATCAATACAAAGGTTATTCGTATTCGGAACCGAGAGGCGAACCGATGCAACCCAACCCGTTAAGATGTTATCGAATCTCCCGGTAAAGGCTTGGCAATTAACCGGCATCTCTATAATGTAATCGGATCCGACA